CGCACCGCTACCCATTGTAGGCTTTGCCTTCGACATGGGCGCGGAGAGGGCCATGCTAGGTGGCAAGTTCAATGAGCTGTTTAACGGCGTAGACATCCACTATGTGCCGTATGATCGGTCAGAGGCTGTGCTGTCAGGGCGCATGGAGGGCGAGACGGGCCTATGGGAGGGGCATGACATTACCGTATTCGAGCTACCTCCTCCGGTGCAGTTGGACTCGATTCGGGTCAAGGGCTATGTCACCCTCTGGACATACTTCATTGCCATGTGTGCCAAGGCGTTCATGGCCGACCAGGTCAAGACCTTAGTTGTGGACACGATGACGGTGGCGAGGCGCGTGAAGGCGGACGCCTATCTTGAGACCCTACAGAACGCTGCATACGACACCGGAGGTAATCGTATCATTGTGCAGGGTAAGCAGATGCCGATGCGCGAGCGCCTCTTGCAGATTGAGTACGGCAACCCTAACGATGCCATCCGCGACATCTACACTACGGGTGCCGGTGTGAGGAAGAACCTCATCGCCGTCCACCATCTTACCGATGAGCGCGCGAGCAAGCCGAACGCTAAGGGCGAGGTGGAGCAGGTATTGACAGGTAGGCGTATCCTGGAGGGCCTGTCTAACACCAACCGCTTCGTGGACATCTCGATCAGGCTCACAAAGAGCGGAGGTCAGGTCAAGGGCGAGTTCAAGAAGTTCGGCTATAGCCTACCTATCGAGGGCACATTCCAGGAGGACCCCTCCTGGGACAAGATCGCCGGAATGGTTGCGATGGCAACGGGTGACCGTATTCAGCTAGATCGGAGGAAGCCTGATGGTCAAGCAGATACCAAGTGATAGGCCTCGAGGGTTCGGCTCGGGTGAGAATGGTCAGGAGACGAACACCGACTATCTCAACAGAAACGCCGAGGGTTGGGAGCCTCCTATGGGTGAGGTACACATGCACCTAATCTACAAGCAGGATGCTCACTGGAGGATAGTAAGCAGAGGCTCGTCCGTGTGTCGCTACCCTGGCCGCTGCTACAAGGTCACCATCCACGAACGGATGCCGGATATGCTCTGCAATCTAGTGAGGAGGGCCGAGTAATGGCCTGCACATGGCTCACAGTTGAGGAGGCGGCGGACTTCCTCAAGGTAGACAAGTCTACCCTGTACCGCTACATCAAACAGGGCCTATTGAAAACCAGCCGACCAGGCGGGCATATGATCCGTATATGTCTGGAGGTACTCAACACCTTCGGGGAGGAGTCCAATGCCTCGACCCATTGACCCGACCAAACTAACCTCCCCTATGATGGACAACCATGAGCCGGCCCTAATGTACACCATGCTGAACCAGGCGCTGGCCGTTCCCATGACCGGTCTCAACGATCAAGGGTTCGCGGACTATCTATGGAACGGTGCCAATGGGCCGTCACAGGCGGAGCGCAAAACCGTCAATGACGTGCTAGGCGTGGACAGCCTCAGCCACATCGAGGACCAACTGAGACGCCAGAAGGCGGCACACCCTGACATACGGTTGATGCTCATAGTAGAGGGCATAGCGACACCTACGCCTACGGGCACCACTACCTGGTATGAGTCCCGTACTAACAAGCGCATCATGCACTGTGGCCGTGAGTTCAAGTTACCTATGCAGGTCATCTATGCCTGGACGTACCAAGTGAGCAAGTTCCTTGAGGTGTACTTTGCGCCTAACATGGTGTGTACGGCACGGATGCTGACGGCCTTCTACAAGTCCGACCAGAAGGAGAGCCATCGCACCTTTGAGCGCTACCTCAAGGCGATAGACTGGCACCCAAATCCTCAGGTACAGGGACTGATTAGTCTCGGCAGTGGTATAGGTGAGGTGCGCGCCCAGGCCCTGATTGCAAAGTTTGGTACGGTGTGGCATGTACTTAAGGCATCGCCCGCCGACCTAGCGGTGGTGGAGGGAATTGGTATACGCACGGCGCAGCAGCTTTTAAGGAGGGTAGGGAGAACCGATGCCTGAGACATTCGCACCTCAATACGAGCGCAGACAGGTCGGTAAGCAGGACCTAATCAAGTTCCCGCGGGATGTCATGTGGCGGAAGCAGTTGTTCCCTCAAGAGGTGTTCGATCATCCGGCTAAGGCCAACATGTTCCTAATCCAGGAGCTTGTGCGGTACCTCAGCGAGCCGGGGGACACCATCATAGACCCGTTCGCTGGTACGGGGACTCTGATGATCGCCTTGCTGGAAGGGCGCAATGTAGTCCTCATCGACATCGAGCCTCCGTTCATAGAGACGCTTGAGAGGACTCGGGCACTGTGGTTTGAGGGCGACCCACCTATGGACATAAGCGGCAAGCTGACCATCGTACAGGGCGATTGCAGGCAAAGGATAAAGGACCTCGGCTTCCTCTGTGACGCCGCCATATTCAGCCCGCCTTACTCTAACATCCTAAGTAGTGGCGGCGAGACACGAACGGGGGCCAGTGACCGTATCACGCCTGATGTGATCGCCGCGTACGGCGGTAAGCAGGCCAGCCCGCAGAACCTCGGTCGGCTCAACCCGTTCTTCTTCGAGCACGGCATGACTAAGGTATACCAACGCCTACACCAGAGATTAGTCCCCGATGCGCCTATGGCAATCATCAGCAAGGACGCAATGCAAGCGGGAAGGAGGTTGATGCTATCCGAGAAGATTATAAGACAGGCTCAGCGTAACGGCTTTAAGCTGGAGTCCTGGCATAAATGGGAGATGCCGTTCTCAAGTTACCGTGCGCCGGCCCGTGCCAAGGGCATCAAGACGGTAGACGACGAGGACATATTGATATTCAGGCGGGTCTAGGCATGGATGGGCCTACATGTCGGAGGTGCGGACGACACTGGACTATCCTCTGGCTGTGGAAGCCTCGAGCTAAGACCTACCTAGCGTATGCCCAACCGTGCGAGTGTAGAAGGAGAACCTGATGATCGAGGCTGCTATAGTTCTGTTCACCGTGTTCACCACAGCCATCGTTACGGGTACCCTATCCGGCCCTGGCCGGTTCGGTGAGCGCCTGTTTGTACTGATGCTCACGTCGGGTTTCATAGGGGGAGCAATTGCCTTGCTCGCTCTTATAGCTTGGAGGTTGTAATGGAAAAGATCGCCGACGTTAGAATGAGGGCCTTGAAGGTCCTAGGCAACATGGTCACAGCGGAGCGAATAGCTCTGTGCCTGGGCTACCAGGTAGGTGACGCGCAGAAGGCCGTCTACCGCATCAGCCATTGCGATGCGGTTGCATCTGTTAAGGGCGGCACCTCAAGCTCCAAGGCCTACTATGGTGAGGCCCGAGCAGCGGTTGCCGACGCAAGCATACAACTGCGCCTACTGGTGAACGAGCTAGGCTTCTCCTGGCCTGAGACGATTGCTCTAGGTGAGGAGCGCCACCGTGAGACGATGGAGCAGGTAGCCCAAGGTGAGCGCGACTAATGGAGAGCCGTGCTATCAGGCGAAGGCTCCCGGACGAGCGGGCATCCGTCACGCACCGTGTTACGATTGACTGGAGTACGGATCTATACATCATAGTCGGTCTGTATCCCAACGGCCAGCCAGGGGAACTGTTCCTCAAGGTGGGCAAGGTTGGCTCAACGCTACGAGGGCTGCTGGACATCCTGGGCATCTGGTCAAGTATGTTGTTGCAGGTGGGGGTGCCTCTTGATGACCTTTGCGAGAAGATGATAGGGGTATCGTTTGAGCCGAAGGGTAGAACCAGCAACAAGGACATACCCGAGTGTTCATCCGTTGCGGACTACGTGTTTCGGTGGTTGAAGCGGAAGTACATCGAGGCACCGGTGCTTATAGGACCGTGTTGGTTCCCTGACCTGAAGAATGCCCGAGGCACCATCGTAGCCCTGACACATGCCAAAAAGGATACTGAGGGTCGTGGATAAGCCTGACCTACGAAGCCCCGAACCTGCTCCGACCTACAAGCAGGAGCAGTACGCGGCTGCCTTGGTTGAACAGCTACGAGAGAACGGGCACTTCCAGGCTGAGAGGTTTGCACAGAAGGTATTAGCCACGAAGACCATAGGCAACATGTCGACTCTTATCGGTAGGATGAAGAAGGCACTTGAGGAGCTTAAGGAAGCCGACGAGTTCGTGGACACATCACATAGGGAGAATCCCTGATGCTTCTACTGGACAAGCGAGGGCACCTGGTTAGTGACCTGGACGTAGGTGAGCTGCACTACCTATGTAGTCTCATAGGCATACCTAGGTGGCGGTTCCACGGTGTTCGAAAAGGGCACCCTCACTATGACCTTCCAACAGCACGGCTCAAGAACTTAGCATGGTTACGGGGGAAGGCCCGTATAGTCAGCAGCCAGGAGTTAGTTCGACGTATGGCAAGGAGATAGTCATGGACGTATACGGCATGGCATGGAAGAACCTGGAGAAGAAGATCGCCGCTACTAGGCGTCGGTCCATCTCCAAGGCCGACCTTACAAAGTGGCAACTTGAGGCCCTAGAGGAGGCCGTCGACAGGAGCCGCCAAGGTGTCAACCTACTTGCGGCACCCATACCTCCGGAGGGACGCCCACATGCCTGATAAGTGGCAGGGCACGGTCGAGATCGGCTTCATAGTCCCATACACCGACACGTCGGACTACAAGCTACAACGGTTCGACTTTCAGGACATGGACGGTTTCTGCATATTCGACATACTGCCCTACGCAGCCAACGGCACACCTATGAATGGAGGCGAGGGCGTATGTCGAGAGGTCGGCCAGTGGTTCGTCCTCAACGAATTAGGCTGGGACGAGTACGACCAGGTGTGTAGGCGCATGAGAGGCTCATCCATCCGTATAGACTTGTCAGGTATTGACCTTGGCTAATCTTGCCTATCTAGGTCCTCACGATTACGATGAGGAACAGCTCCTCGCCCGACTAGAGGAGACGCCTCCCGTTATCGCAATCGACACCGAGACTGTCAGCCTTAAAGATCGCCGGTGCATTGGAATAGGATTTGCCCTCAACGATCATGAGGCCGTATACTTCCCAACGCGGCCCGTACCATCCAAGCACCTTCGTCTCGCATGGAAGCTCCTAGCGGGTGCATCGCTCAAGGTATTCCATAACGCCCTCTACGACTTGACCGCTATACTGGAGTATTACCTTGGGGGCACCGCACCGTTAGCTCCTGGCCTCATCGAGTTCATCGGACCGACATTTGTAGGACCAAAGCGCCGACCTATCATGGCTGACACCGCCACAATGGGCCATGTACAAGGACTACCATCGGTCGTGCTACAGGACATGGCAAGGGAGTATGTATCCTACGAGATACAGTCCATCCCGGACATACTGCCTAAGGACTGCACCATGCTGGATATACCGCAGTCCGTCACCGCCCGCAAATGTATGAAGGACTGCCTTGCCACCTATCGCGTATACGACAAAATGGGCGCGGATGCGTGGTGGAGTGCGGACGCCCATACATGGAGCCATGCCCCCAATATCGTATCTGGATATAGCTCAGGAGAGCCCACAAGCCACACGGTGACCCAGGCGATGAAAGAGTGCTACCAGGTAGACATTCGC